CTGGTGCAGTTCCCGCTTGGGCTGACGGTCATGGCTTGTCCTCAACGATGACGGTGCCGCTGGTCACGAAGACATTGCCCCCGGTGGGCGTGACCAGGAAGAACCGGTGCGAGCCGCTCTCCGGGAAGCTGTTGATGGCCGTCGGCACGTTGATCGTCACCAGCCCGTTGGTGGTGCCGAGCGAGATCCCGCCGTTCGAGGTGGTTAGCGGGGTGATCGCCGCGTCAGTGTCGTCCAGGCTCGTCAGCCGCATCTCGGCCGTGTAGTTGGTGAGGTCGACGGGAGCCTCGGGCGAGCCGGCCTTGTACACGAAGGTCTGCACCTGCGGCCGGTTGTAGTTCAGGCGTATGTTCCACTGCTGGCTCATGGGCATTCCCCGTCAATGGCGTTGACCTTGTCGAAGACCCAGAACACCTTGCCGGTGGTGTCGCGGATCGGGAACATGAGGCAAGGCGTGTCGATGGCGATCGGCTTCACCTTGAAGCCTGCGGGTACGTTGCTCGGAGAGCCGAGCGGAGCCCACCTCGTGGTCGTGTTCGCCAGCTCGTTGAGGTTGTACGCGTACCCGGCGCGGGCGTAGGCGATGCCGTTGGTCTTGGTGGCCACGCTTGTGCTGGACGCGGTCATCCGCACCTCGGCCCATTCGTACTTCCACTTCAGGTCCGCCGTCACCACCGTGTGCATGACGATCTGTCCGACGATCGGGCCGATGCCCGTGCGGAAGTTCTCAAGCTCGCGGGCGGTCGAGAACCCCGCGTTGGCGCGGTCGAACGTCGACGCCGCCAGGCGGTCCCCCTCGACCATCGCCGTGCGGATCCCTCTCACGGGGTCACCCCGAACTCGGCTTTGAGCAGGCGGTCATAGGCCCACGTTCCCGTCGGCAACAGCGTGCTCGCGTTCCAGTTGGTGGCGTCGACGTTCGCCCGCTTCCAGCGGACGTCGGACGCCTGGCCGTTGGTGGTGTCGGTCTTGATCCGGCCGTCCGTGTCCCGCTTGGCCACCTGCTCGAAGAACAGGTACGTGTCGTGCAGGAAGGTGATGCGGGCCGTGTAATACTCGTCGTCGAGGTGCTGGAACCCGACATCGGTCAGGAGGCAGGAGTAGGCAGAGAAGCCCATGAACGCGGCGTTGTTGACCGTCAGGCCGTGGGTCGCCCAGGCGGTGTCGTATGCGGTCAGGTCGGTCTGGAACGAGTCGATGACCGAGACCAGCGACACCGTGACCTGCGGCACGGGGATCATCACGGGGTTGCCTGCCTCGTCGAGCTTGGTACCGCCGATGTCCGCGGTGCTCTCGAGCGTGGTGCCGGTCGGGAACGCGGCCGACCCGTTGATGTCGCGGTAGCAGGCCATCGACCTCGTGCTCGGCTGCACGCTCCGGTTCACCGGCAGCAGTGCCTTGGCCGCCGTGGCCGAGTCCCGCCGCAGCGTGTACCGGGTGCCATAGGTCAGGGTCAGCTCGGCCATCCAGCCCGCGCTCGCGTTCACCATCTGCACCGAGATGTCCCGCAGCCGCATGGTCTGGGCGAGGGTGGCCTGACTGAATGCGGAGGCGTAGGTCTTGCGTGGGTACAGGCCCGTCGTGATGGCCGCGGGCGAGGTCAACGCCCGCAGGTCGACGAGGACGGATTCAGGCCCGTACGTCGAGGTCCCGGCGGTGTCCCACACCATCCACTTCTCGACGAGGCGGCCCGCCGACTCGTCCATGCTGGCGGAAACTCTGGAGGTCTGGATGGCCATTAGTTGCCCCTCATGGCTTCTGCCATCTGTTTCTGGTACTCCTCGCCACGGCGCGCAGCCTCAAGCTGGCGATTGGCCATCTGCGCCGCGACCGGTCCCAGGTCGCCGGCGACGGCGGCAAAGGTTGCCGCACCCAGACGCGCGGTGATGGATCCGCGTTGCCGGTCGAGAAGCGCGTCGGTCATGATGTTGACGGTTTCACCAGCCCACGCCCGCCACACATTCGGGGCCGCGGATGCCACGTAGCCTTTCATGGCGTCTTCCATGCCTCTCGGCGCAAGGTTCGACGCCAGCGATTCCGACAGGATGTCGGTCTGGGTCGTGGTCGTGATCGCCTTTGCGGCCGAGGGCGTGAACCCCGAGACCGTGCCCGGAGCCGCCTTGCCTTCCGCGACTGCCTGCATGGTCTTGCGGGCGTCGGTCGCGGCCTTGTTCAGTCCGTCGATGGCTGCCATCACCGATTTGATGGTGAACACCAGGCCGCCGATGGCGACCGCTGCAGCACCGATGCCGCCGGCCATGCCGCCCATCGTGATGGCCTCGATGCCGCCGCCGACCATCCCGAAGCCGCGGCCGAGACCGGCAGCCCCGAACTTCCCCAGCACCTCGTTCTGCCGCTTCACGTCCTTGCCGAACTGGTCCAGCCTCGACTTAGCTTGTGTGATGCCCTTGTTGAACCCTTGGGTGCTCAGGTTCAGCGCGACGTTCAGGCCTACCTTGCGGCTCATGTGCGGAACCCTCCCGCACGGATGGCCGCCTTGGCCGCCTCACGGATCTGTTCCTCGCCGTACATCCGCACGGCTTCCCATGCCTTGGAGCGGTAGCGGGTGCGGCCCAGCACTCGCTTGTGGATCTTGTTGTAGGCCCCCACTTCTGGAAAGCGCCCACGCCAGCCCGCCGGGAAGAATGCCTTGCCGGTCGGCATTTGGCCGCCGACGCCGACCCAGATCACACGGCCCCGCTTGTACCGCTTGACTCGGTAGGTGATCGAGCGACGAAGCATGCCGCCCGGCTCGACCGCCACGATGGTCCCGGTGTTCGCACCGTTCCGCGGGGTGTTGATCCCTTCCTCGCGGTAGCGGTTGTATTCGGCCTTGGCCTTCGGGGCGAACTTCTTCATCGTCCGCCGCGTGGCCTTGGCCCAGTCCCGCAGGTACACCTTCATGGTGTCCCACCGGATCTTGCGATCGACGTCGTTCAGCGCCTTGTTGAGGAGGACGGTATCGGTCGGCTTGATCGTGAAGCTGACGCCCTGTGTTGGTCTAGCCATTTGCGTGCCTCGTCCCAATCCGTGGCGTTGATGCCGTTGGCCACCGCCAGCGGCGTCGTCAGCTCCATCCGATTGCAGGACGCGGCTAGGAGCCGTCTCGCGTCCCGACTCAGTTTCCCCCTTCGGAGTACAGGGCGTTCACCTGTTCCAGAAGGGGTTTCACCGCGTTCCAGTCGCAGGCCATCGCGTCCTCGAGCGTGGCGAACACCGGTTTGCCGTCCCGGTGCAGGTGGCGGGCGAGCAGCCAGGCGGACGCCTTGAGGTCCTCGCCCGGGTTCTTGGCCACGAAGTCGGCCAGCACCACCGCGTCCAGGACAGTCGGCCGGGTCAGCTCGCAGGCGACGCCCGCGAACTGGATCGGCTTCGGCTGGCCCTTCAGCGCCCGGGTCAGATCGTCCAAGTGCCATCTCCCACGAAGCTGATGGTGGCCTTGACCAGGTCATCGGTCGATGCCCTCGCGCTGACCTCGGTGATGAAGGCGTTGCCCGTCCAGGTCTCGAGGGTGTTCCAGGTGAATACGCAAGCCACTGCGCCGGTGGCGTTCTCCATCGCGTCGACGATGGCGGCGTGGTCGCTCTTGTCGTACAGCACCTCGATGCTGCCGGAAACGCGGGCGACCCCGTACACGTTCTTTTCCCAGCTGTCGCCGAGCGACGTGGTGGGCAGTACCGTGCGGGAGGCCGTGACGTTTGACGACTCCACGAAGAGCGACACGCCCGCGACGCTTGCCGCGGACAGGGCAGATGAGTTAGCCATAGAACACCTCGAAGGTGGAAACCGCGATGGATGGTCGGTGCTCGTCGCCCTCGCCCACCGCCATGGTGTCGAGGGTGCGGCCCTTGTAGATCACGCTGTTGACTGCGACGCTGGCGAAGGTGCCCGTCCGCTCGACGGCGGTACGCACCAGGTCGGCGTTGGTCAGGGCGTCGCCGGGCTCGTCCGAGATGCTCCGCACCTCGACCGTGGCGATGGCCTTGCGGGCGCCGATGACCGCCGTCTCGTCGGAGGTGACGTCGTAGTAGACGCACGGGAGGCCCTCGGCCTGGAGCCTCGAGCCGAGGGCGATCCGCCCGCCGACGGCGGTGCTGAGGGCCGTGCCGGGTGTGCCGGTCGTGAGCATCGAGTACACGGCCTTCTCGATCACTCGACCACCTCCACCACCCGGACGATGGCGGTGCGGTGCTTGTTCTTCATGTCCTGGATGGCCACGATGCTGCAGACCCGGCCGTTGAACGCCACCCGCCACCGCTCGGTGACGCCGTAGCGCTGCAGGGTCGGCCAGCGGCAGACCAGGTCAAAGGTCCTGATGACGGCCGGGCCGCCCCCCCACTCGCCTTCCACGGCCCCGACGTCGCGGACCTCGGCCCGGACGTACGTCTTGGTCGCCCAGGACGGGTTGGGACGGCCGAGGGCGTCGGTGGTGTCGGTGGGCTGCATGATGCCCACGACGGTGTTGAGGAGGCCGCAGGCGATCATCGCAGGGCACTCCGCACGCTGCGGGCCTGCAGGATGACCTCGGCCGAGAACGGCACGGGCCGCAGGTCGACCGGGGCCGCCGCCTCCACGTTGGTGTACCAGTGAGCGACCAGGGCGATGCCGGCCTGCATCAGGTCGTGCGGCACGGCGTTGCCGAAACCGCACGTGTAGGTGATGTCGACGGTGCCGTAGTCGGGCGACTCGTCGGTGTCGAAGACGAGGAGCGACAGCGGCCCGTCGGTGTACCGCACCTTGTAGTCGGTGCCGGGCAGGACTGCCGGTGCCCCGCTCTTCTCGTACACGATGACCGGGTTGATGGCGTTCGGGGCGCCCTCGAGCAGGCAGTCTTTGAACGTGTTGAGGTACTGCCGCTTCGTCGCCGTCCCGAGCGTGAGCCCGGTGCGGTGCTCGATGTAGTCCTTGGCCGCCTTGACGAGACGGGCAAGCTCCGCGTCGTCCTCACGGATCTCGACGCGCAGTGCCTGCCGGAGGTTGTCGAGCGGGATCCACAGCATGGGAAACCGGGGGCGAGGCGGGAAGCCCCGCCCCCGGGAGGTAGAAAGGAGTCCGAATCACTCGGCCTGGACGAACGTGATGCCCGCGAACGCATCGGGCAGGGTCACGTGGAAGTCGTACCGGGCGTAGGTGAACAGGTTCACCTGCAGGTTGGCGGAGCCCGAGTACGGGTCGACCAGCATGGTCATGCCCTGACGCTCGAACAGCGTGGCGTAGTCGAGGTTGCCAACCATGACGCGGGTCTTGTTGCCCGTGGCGATGGCAGACTGGTCGATCTGCTGGCTGATCGTGTAGGGGATGCCGTAGATGGTGCCGGGGATGCCGCCGGTGAGGTCCTGATTGGCCCCGACCTTCCAGACGTACTCGTTGTCGCCGGCAGTACCGGCAGAGGAAATCTTGACCTTGCGGATGGCCTTGAGCGCATCATCGTCCAGGATCCACCGGAAGTTGCCGGTGCGGTACTGCGGCTTCACCTTGTGGGCGCAGTCGATGAGGTTGTCGCCCGTGATGTTGGCGTATTTGTTGCCGCCGGTGATCTTCTGGCTGGCGGTATGCGCGGCGATCATCAGGCCGTTCGTCCACGCATCGGTCACGCCGCCCTGCACCATCGCCTTCTCGAGCAGGATGTTCATCGACGTGGCCTGCTGCCGCATGATGTAACCCTGCATGTCGGGGTTGCCGACCGCATCGGCGAGGGCCTCGATGCTGACCACGTTCCGCGTCACGACCTTCTTGGGGTCGACCGTGATCTGGGTGGAGAACGTCGGGTCGGTGCCGGAAATCGAGCTGCCTTCGGTGATGAAGTTCGACGCCGGAAGGGACCCGCCGATCGGGATCTTCTTGTCTCCGTCAACGCTGACGCGGCTGACCTGGCCGACCAGCGTGACCGGGTCGTACAGCTTCTCGATGATCTGCCGGTACATGTCCTGCGGCACACCGATGTTGCTGGTGCCGGTCGAGATGGCCCGGACTTCCGAGATGTTGCCGGTGCGGAGGTAGTTCCAGAACGCAGCCCGGTACTCCGGGGTCGCGGTCACGTCGGACCCGCCGAGGCGGGCGAGCGGGGCCGGGGCGCTCCGCAGCTGGGCGTCGTTCGCCTTGGTCGCCAGCTGCTCGATCCGCTTCCAGCGGGCCGAGTCCTGGGCGGACAGCTCGAGCTCGACGGCCCGCTTGTTGAGGGCGTCGAAACGCTCCTCCACCTCGGCCGCCGACCAGCCTTCCTTGTTGTCGTTCACCTTCCGCATCTCGGCGGCGATGCTGCCGAGCTCGTGGTGGATGCTCATGGTTGCCATAGTTCGATGCTCCGAATTTGCAGCTCGCGGGCTCGTCGCACGCGGGCGTCGTTGTTGGTTGACCTCAGGGCCGCTTCCGTCTGCGGATAGGCGGCCTGGATGACTACGGACACCTCGACGAGGTCGACGTCGAGAAGTGTTCTGGTGTTGCCCCGCCACTCGTCCTTGCGAACCGAGAAGCCGAAGGACATCTGGCCATCGAGGTCGCCCCGCTCAAGGAGCGTGCGGACGTCGCGGCCGAGGGTGGTGTCGGGCAGGTCGGCCTCGAAGCGGAGGCCTTTGGAGTCGCTGGCGAGGCGGAGCGTCTTCGACGTGCGGCGGGCGAGCAGCTGCCCGGGCTCATGGTTGTAGAGCAGCAGCACGTCGGGGTTCTCGAGCAGCGTCCGGTCGAACGCCCGCGCGTCGATCCGCTCGGTGAACTTCCCGCGGGCCCCGTAGAGTTCCTGGCTGTCGACGCCGAAGACGGCGGCGTAGCCGGTGAGGGTGTTCCCCTCGCGGGCGACCGGGGCAAGCCGGTGCTCGACCTCACGCCGTGTAGTCATTGACGCTCCCCGCCGTCTGGCTGGTGTCATCGCCGGCGTTGGTGATGCCGCCTCCGGCGCCCATGTTCTTGGCTAGGATGAAATCGTTGCCGTCGGCGACAGGCTCGAGGTCGAGCCATCCACGCGCTTCGTTGCGGGTGATGATTGAGGCTTCGACGCCGGCGCGGATGGCGGCCATCGTCTCGGCAAGGGTCGGGCGCACGACGGCGTCGTAATCCCAGACCACGCGGCCGACGCCGCCCATGACCTTCCGGCGGTATTCCTGTGCCCATTGTTCGGCCCAGTGCGAAAGGCACGCATCGACGTACATCCGCAACAGCGCCTCCATGCCCCCGCCGGGTCCGCCGGTGAGGTTCAGGTAGGGGCTGGGAACGCCGAAGATCCGGGCGATTTCCTCGACGGTGAAGTTGGACGCCTCGACGTACACGCTGTCCTCGAGCGTGCCGCCGATCGTCTCGACCTTCATGCCCTCGGCCAGGACGATCGGCCGGCCGGCGTTGTCCGCGCCCGCGTGCCGTTCCATGTAGGAGTTAGCGATCCGCTGCTGTGCCTCGGGGCTGAGCGGTCCCGGGTGCACCAGGGCGATCTTGGGCACGCCGGCGTTGCCGAAGACTGCGTTGCCGGTACGGGCGAGGTTCTGACCGAGCGAGAACGAGTCACGAGCGGTGCGGATCGGCGATTTGCCCCAGATGCCGTCCGAGCCGAGGGCCTTCACGTGGAAGACCTCTTCGGGCTCGATCAGCCCCATGCGGCCGTGGCGATAGCGGATTGTCCCGCCGGTGGTGTCGAGCGAGATTTCCTCGGGCAGCAGCAGCTGCAGCTCGACCGCCTGGCCTCGACCGTCGCGGGCCACGTAAGCGAACGCGTTGCCGTACAGCAGGACGTTCACCATCATCGCCCTGCGGAACTCGAACTGCGTGTGGTAGCGCGAGGGATCGCCCTCGAGCAGGTCGCCCGCGCCTCCCTCGACGCGGGCGCCCAGCCGTGCGATGTCCCCACTGATCAGCTGCACCGCGCGATATGCGGCGGCGATCCGCAGGGCGCCTTGCTCTGTGAGGTCCGGCGCCGCTGCGGACGAGATGGGCCACCATCCGAACGTCGAGACGCTCGGTGCCGATCTGCGCTGCAACGTACCGCGAAGCCAGTTGAGCATCGCGCCCCCGGACACAGGATGTAGCCGCCCCCACGGAAGCTACTGAATGCCCGAGGCCTCGTACACCGACGGTGGACGACCTGCCTCGAGCGAGTACGAGTGTACGGCCATCAGCCCCGCCATCAAGGGGTCAATGCATTTCCGGCCAGATTTTACCGGCCGCAGGTTCCCGTTGTTGTCGTGCCACACGTCGACGTCGGCGCATGCTCTCCTAAATATTTCGTCCGCTTGGAACACCATGCGCTTCGACACCCAGTAGTTCTGGAACACCTGGCACGCCGGCCCCAGCGTCGAGATCGTCATCGGGTACTCGACAAGCGGAACCGCATCTTGATGGACTAAACACTGCGCGAGGTACGTCGAGCCCCACTTGTCGAACGCCACCTTGCGGACGTCGAACAGCGCCCGCCATGCCGCGACCTGGTCGCGGATCGCCTGGTAGTCGACCTCGCGGCCCGGCGTCAGGCAGATCCGGCCCTCCGATTCCCACCGCCGCAAGGGCATGGCGTACTCCACCTCGCGGTCGCGGGCGCTGTCCTGGGGCCACCAGTACTTGCCGACGATGGCCAGCCGGCCGTCCATGAGGGGCACGCACGCCACCAGGGCGGTCATGTCGAAGCTCTTCGACAGGTCAAGCCCGAGCCACGCCGGCCGCCCGCGTAGGGCCTCGAGCTCGACCGCGTCGGCCGACCAGTAGTCCATGTTCAGCCAGGCCCCGGTGCCGTACTGCGGGCGGCACAGCTGGTAGCGGGCGAACTCGTTCTGCTTGACCTTCGAGACGCTGTGCGCCGCCCACAGGTCGCGGATGCCTTGCAGGGTCGGCTGCACGGGCAAGCCCGGGTTGGCCTTCGGCCACACCTTCTCGTCGGCCAGCTCGTCCGCCTCGTCGACGCCCCACAACCAGTACTGGTTGGCGTCGAGCTTGAGGCCGCCCTCGAGCACCGCCTGCCCGGTCTTGACCTCGTCGGCGTACCAGTTGTCGGGGTTGCTGCCGGGCGTCGAGATGACCACGCCCAGCGTTTCTTTCCGCTTGGCCGCCGTGGTCGTCAGCTTCGTGGCGAAACGGCCCCGCCATTCGTGGGCCTCGTCGCCGATCCACAGGCTGGGGTTCAGGCCGTCGAGGCTCTTCTCGCTTGAGGTCAACGCCTGCAGCCGGCAGTCCTGCTCCTTCCGCTCGACCGTGTACTGCCTCGGCTCGAGGTCCCCAGCCACCCGGCGGGCCATCGTCTTGGCCGTGTTCAGCAGCGTGGTCGCCTGGTCCCGCTTGTTGGCGATGATGTCCACCCGCCGTCCCGGCCCCGTCGTCAGGTCGAACAGGGCGACCGCGGCCATGAACGTCGTCTTGCCGGCACCGCGACCGACCTGCACCAGGGCGAACTTGGTGCGGCGGGCGCCGGTGTCACGCCGCTTCCAGCCGTACAGCCCGGCCACCACCCACAGCTGCCAGTCGAGCAACTCGTAGTCCTGGTCGTGGTCGTCACCCACCAGGCCACACCCGCGACAGAACTCGGCCACCCGCTCGACCTGCTTCCAGTCCATGACCAGGTCGGGCCGCTCGAGGTCCGCCGCCCACCGATCGGCCGCCAACCGCACCCACCGACCGGCCGGAACCTTGCCCGACCGGATGCCAGCGACGTACCGCGACACCCGAACGCGGGCGGTCGACCGGCGTTTTTGCGTCAATTTCGGGGGTGAAAGGGTCGTGCGCATTTTGCTGAG